GTTACATATTGACCAGCATTTACACCACCAAAAAAGTTTTGAGTTCCTGAAGTTACACCAACACCAGCTTGATAACCAATGGCAGTATTTGAATCAGCAGCACTATTGTAAAGAGCTTTATATCCTATAGCTGTAAGTGCTGTATTTGTAGCGTTCGTATACCCTGCTTGATAACCTACTGCTGTATTGTTAGAAGCTGTAGTATTAGACTGTAATGCATTTATACCAACAGCTGTATTATATAAACCTGTTGTATTTGAATAGAGTGAACCAGCTCCAACTGCTGTTATTTGACCTGTTGTATTTGTATAACCTGCCGCCCAACCTACTGCTGTACTATAAGATTGTGTAGTGTTTGCTTGTAAAGATTGATAACCAAAAGCTGAATTATAAGAACCAGTAGTATTTGCAACTAAACTATCTCTACCAGTAGCAGTATTATAGTTTCCTGATGTATTTGATGCCAATGAACCTCTACCTACTGCTGTGTTTGAAACACCTGTTGTATTACTTAAAAGTGCGTTAGTTCCTAAAGCTGTACTAAAAGAATCGCTTCCACCACCTAATCCAACAGTAAGACCATGAATAGATGCGTCATTCGCAGTTGTTAAGGTTGTTCCGTTAAAAGTTAAATTAGCACTATCTTGTAATAATCCACCTGTACCAGCATAGGTTACTCGACCACTTGTAAGTCCTGAGTCGGTAATAGAACTAAATGTTGCTGATCCTAAAGATGGCTGTACGTTTCCTGATGCGTCTAAATAAACTGCTTTCTCACTAGGATAAGTTACAAATACGTTCTGTGTTCCTGAAGCAAAGTTAACAGTAGAGCCAGCGTTAGATGACGATAAGACCGTTGTACGAGTTAATGTATTTCCTGAAGAAGCGTAAGTGCCCAGACCCACCTCCCAGTTCGCACCAGACTGGTCAGCAATTGTGTAGTAACAAGTATTGCCATTACCAATAGCGGCAGAGAAAGTCTGATAGCCTGTTACCGCACCTAATAGCGTAACCGCTCCTGTGCCTGGTGCTGCTGCTGTTTCTAAAACACGGTCTTTTAATGTCAACGCCATATGACGCTCCTAAAAATTAAAATCAAGAAGTTGCGGTAGTACTGTAACTTACAGAAACAGTATCACCTGCCGTAACTGCTTTAGCAACTGCAAAATTACCTTCTGAATATAAAACACCAGCCGTTGAACTTTGTGTACTAACAGCACCTGAACCTGTTACCAAGAAGCATCCATAAACTGTTCCGCCACCGCCAGTAATTGTATAAGTAATCGCTGTTGCTGAAGATGTAGTTACGTTAGATGGTGTTGAGCCTGACGAAGAAGACGCACCAAATACTGCCGTTCCACGAACTGCTGAACCACTAACTGTGTAGTTAACAAACTCTGTCCATGTATGTGAAGCCATTGTATCGGTAGCTGCAAATGTTGTACTGTTACCAATCAAACCTAAGAATGGTCCAACTGTTGTATATGTTCCTGATGTTCTTAATAAAGTATCCAGCATTAACTGTTTACCTACAGCAACAACTAAATTAGGAAACTCTTCTGTCCACTTTAAGTTACCGTTTGCATCACGGCACTCAACGTGGTAATGTCCTTCTACGCCCATTCCTTCAGGAATAGTTACATTTGCTTGTAAGGTTGCTACAGCGTTATCACCGCAGCTGGCTAATTCGTTTGTCATAATTTCTCCTAATCTGGACTGCTATAGTTAAGACTGCCTGTATTGGTTCCAATTGTTAATATTGCACTATTGTATGAAGCTGTTGGGAACTGTACTGTAAAACTAGTTGTGCAAGTTTTATCTGATCCAAAATTTAATACAAAACATGCTGCTCCTGTAGTTGCATTATAAATTAATGCTCCTCTTGTAGTAAAGGATGCTGGGTTCCAAACTGCATTATTAAACGATACATAACTTACATTATATTGTGTATTCTGTGTTGGAAATGTTGAAATAACTAAAATATTTCCACCAGCTGTATAACCAGTTCCAACCACTTCATTGACTGTTGTATATGTCGTTGTAGATTGCCCTAAATTAGCATTGGCATTATATAAAGCAATCTTATAAGTATATGGGCTAGAAACAGAAAAGTTTTCTAAACCACTTAAAAGGTTTTGTTGAAAAACTGTGCATGATGTTTGAACTATCATGAGATTACATTACCTTTAAGATTAGTATTTAATTTAGTCATTCCATCCCTGTACGCATCACCACGCTCCATACCATTACCAAGACGAATGGCTAATTGAAGAGCTTCTTGATATTTGTCTTCATAATATTTAACCATATCTTGTTCACCTTTCATAAAGATCATAGCCTCTCGCATAGATCCATATAAAAGAACTGGATCAAAGTTATCACCTAACCAACTTTGACCATTAGAATTATTAACTGTTACCACATTAAAACTAAATCCAGATGCAGTAGAACTACCACCTAAATAAGAAGTATTGACTGTTAATACGTCACTAGCATTATAAAAACTACCGCCATTTTGTAATTGAACAGAAGTAATTGAACCGTTTGTTCCTACTAATACATCACCATATCCACCAACGCCAGACTGATTACCACTTGTAGAATAATATTGAAAAGGAACATTAGGATAAAATCCTGGTATGTAGTTAGCTCCAGCACTTGTTAATGCTATGCTTAAAATAATTCCTTGAACAATTGATGCTGGATAATAAAAATAATGCAATTCAGCACCATAAGACATATCAGGTGTTGGTCCTAAAATTAACGATAACTCATTAGGATTAGAAAACTGATTACCAAATAAAGCATAATGAAATGGAGTTCCAGTTGTGTTGGGATTGGGATAAGCTTCACGAATATAATTCACATCTTTATTCAAAAGATAAGAATAATTACCTGTTGTTGGATTAATAATTGCCAAAGAAAATGTAGCCAAATAATCATTTGGTAAAGATAAATAAGGATTACTTGCCGTTAAACTACCTGTTACATTCTTCCGTAATGATGGAAACTGAACTGAGTTATAAACACGCTCTTCACATTCCTGAATAAATGTAGGAATGTAAGCAACAAACGTAGACTCCGTATTTTGAGAATACGCTTGTATCGTGTTAAAGAGCTGCTCGTAGTTCACGCCATTGGTCCTCTGGATATTTTTCCTTTAGTTGCTGCACCAGCTCCACGCATTTCAATACCATCTTTTTTTTCTACTGCCATGCCGTAACTTACTCCACCCTTAATAGGATCTTTGATGTTTACATCTTTGGCAGCTTTTTCACGAGCATAAGTTCCACGATCCATCACTTCTTGACCAGTAATATGCTTTTCTTTATTGGTATGTGGATTGGCATATGCCTCTGCTGGTTCAGCAAATTTATTTTTACCAATCGTAATCTTTGGACTATTCTTAGTAGTCGGTTTAACTTGAGTAGCCATTATTTGCTCCCTGCTTTTTGATTATGAGCACGAGCTAAATTGCGACCTACTGCTTTCATCGCCTTGCCTGTCACGCCACCTTTAGCCATTTTAGTAACTGGCTTACCTTTGTGCATATGATGTTCATGTTTATGAACTTCTTTTGCAGCTTCTTTATCAGCAATCTTTACTACTTGTTTCTTATCCATGTTAACTCCTAAGTTGTTAATATCGTTACTTTACCTATTGTAATCACTAAATTCAAGTCATTGGGAACAAATGCATCTGTAAAATAACTAGCCCCTCCAACTGGATTCCAACCCCATTGCGTTTGTCTACTACCATCATTTACATAACCAAGATTGTCTACATTATTTACGTTTGGATCATATGGATTCGTAAATAGTCCAGTTGTTCCACTTGCTTGATAACTTACATCAGGTCTTGGTTCACGCACAGCTTGTGGATCATTTACAGGATATAAACCTAAACTCAACTGTGGATGATCTGGATCCCAACACTCAGGACAAACTTTAATATTAAATAACTTAGTTTTAATAATTTCTTTTTTTAATTCCTTCAGCAAATATCGTTGACCACAACGATCACATTCGGCAATTGCCCATTTGCCAGATGAATATTTGTTTGGCATTATCTACCTGCTCCACCATAGAATCCCATTCTTG